GGCGGACGCTATGGCCTGGTCGGACTTGGCGGCCAGGCGCAGGCGTTGCAAGTCATCTGCGCCTGGTCCGCCGGGAATTAGGCTGGCCTGGATGCCCTGGGCTGTTTCGGACCATGTTGGGTTATGCAGTGCGCCGGCTAGATTGCGCACGCTGTTCTGTCCTGTATAGTCATGGTCCAGAAAACAAGGGATACCGTCCCATAGGGACAGGCTGGCCTGCAATACTGCGGCTGGGAAGTCGAAGCCCCAGCCTTTGGCGGTGCCCACGTCAATCGGTACGATGTCGAAGCCGGTATCAGTGGCCTTGGCTGTCAGCTTTACCGTCAACTGTTGATCAGCCGGGGGTTGTGCCTGGAGTCGTAGTTCTATGTTCTGCTTTGTCACTGGTCACCTCCTTGCGAGGGGTTGTCACCCGGTAGGGTGTCTGGTGCGGTCGATCCTGACTGTGGACCTGCGGCGGTCCCGCTCTTGGCGGGTTGTGTGCTGGCAGGTTTGAGTGGTCGACGTTTCATGGTGTGGGTCGTTCCTGACGGCAGGAGTTCTCCAGCCATGCGGTACACAATTCTTAGCAGTTCGTCTTCGTTGATCCCTTCCCGGTCGAACAGCTCGGAGAAGGCGGGATAAATTCGGCTGACGGCCAGGGCCAGGCTGCTATTATCTTTCTCGGTGATGTCTGGACCTGTGACCTCGACGGCGTCGGGCTTGATGCGGGCGTCTTTGCGTTTGCGATGGGTGCAGGCGATCTCTGCCAGGTCTTGCAACATCTCGACGAAGTTGCCTTGTGTCTGCTCCAATCCGCGGAAGGTGGGCGTGCCGGCGGCCTCGGCAGTGGTGCGCGTCGAGCCCTCGGGCTCGGCCAGGTAGTGGGTCGGAAAACCCGCGCCCATTGCAACCATCTTCTTGAGGCTGGCGCCATCTTCGCCGGCCTCGTGGCTGGCAAGTTGCGGCGCGATAATCTCCCACTTCTCATTTGAGCCCTTGACCAAAATGCTTCCGGGTTTGGGTGGGTGCATGTTGACTTCACGTTCACGGGCGGCGCGTTCGGTCTCGCTCTTGAAGTCTCCGCTTAGCACGTATACAAAGGCCTGGCGCCATTCGTTGAGTCGGGCGCGTCCTTCCAGCCAGGAAGAATACCGTCCGATCCAGGGTAGGATGGGGGCTAGGTCTGGCTCACCCCAACTTGTGCCAATTGGTTTGTTCCACGTGTAGTGCAGCATGAAATACTGCTGACCTCCGCTGTAGTCGTAGGCCGGCCAGGGGCTGGCGGTCTTGTCGATGGGGGTGTACGAGGTTTCTTGTTCGATGTCGTTGGCTGCGGTGATGATGTCGTCGACCTGGTCGGCGGGCACGAAGCGCACATATAACATGCCGGTATTCTGGTCCACGGTGCAGAGGGCGAAGACATTCCCCGACCTGGTGATTTCATCCTGCAAGTCGATCAGCTTGCGGGTGTTCAGTTTGTTCAGTCGATCCCGTCTCCAGGTCTTCAAGTATTTGTTCGTGGTCGGGTCTTTGCTGGTGATCTCGATCCCTTCACCCACAATAAACATACTCATAAGTTTGACGATCCTGCGGGCGATGGGCGAGACGCGCCAGGCTCTTAGACATTCGGACAGGACCGTCTGCCGGTCGTAGTCGTAGCGGTCGCGGTAGACTCCCGCCAGGTTATCCCCGGGGTAGAAGGTGTTGTCGTCTTCCCGCAGGCCGGTGGTGGTCAGTTTGGCCTCGATACTTCCAGCCTGGGGCTCTACGCGGGCAGTCTTGACCGGGATGGTCGAGGATTTGATGGTTGTGGTTTTCTTTGCCATGTCAAAAGTTCCTGTCCATAGACGTGAGCGGGTCCGCCCCGTCGATGATGGTGGTCGGGATGGGGATCGACCAGCCGGCGCCGTCCAATACTGTGCATAGGGCGGCAGTGATAATGTCGTCATCGTGCAGGAAGTCTCCGGTCTCGTCTTTGGTGTTATCCGGTACGCCCCATTTCATGGGCTTATTCGGTCCGACTCCAACTTCATAATCACAAGCCTGGAGTTGTTTTAGAAGTTTGCGGTCGAAGGGTGCATATTCCCTGTATCTGCCCGAGTCGATCATTCCCAGTATGGCGTAGCCGAGGCTGCTCTTACTGCTGGCGTCGAATTTGAATGGCACCACGGTCCGCAGGGCCGGCGGCTTGCTGTAGGTTGGGAAGTCTTCGTCCAGCATCGACCAGAGACCCTCACCGACTCCGGTGGCGTCTACAATCCAGTGCAGGGGCTTCCATAACTTCCCCAAGGCCTTTAGATAGCGGTAGATGACCGTATGTTTCTCTCCGGTCCATTCCAGGCGGTAGACGACTCTATAGGTGGCGCGCCCCAGTTCGGTCAGGCTGCTGAGGTCGATCTCCACGATTTTGAGGTTGACTGCGTCCCTGCCGGGGTTTTCGAGTTCTTCGCTGCCGGTGAAGGCGCTTTCATCCTGGCCGGCCACATCCAGCAGGAAACAATAGACCGTGCCCGGACGTGGTTCGATCTGTGCAGCGTGGTCACCGTGCATCATGGCTATCCTGCCGCCGGGGAACATGCCGGCTTGGTCTGCGATGCTCTCACAAAAGTATTGCGTCTTGACGAGGGGATGCTCGCGCCCGAGGCGCTTGACTTCTTCTTCCACAAAGGTTTTGTAAGCCGGCACATATTTACCGACCTCGCCCGCTGTGACGATAAAGACGCGGCGGATGCCGTCCGCATCCTGGGCGGCCTGGGCAAACTGGAGCTCACGCTCCAGCAGGCTTTTGGGCCAACGCGTGCCCCAAAAAACGCGGGTGGCGTTTGTGCTGGCGGCCATCGGTTTGAAGTCCTTGTCATACTTCTCCACGGTCACATCCTGGGCCTCGTTGATGGAGAGTAGCAAGGAGGCGGTGGAGCCGACCACGTTGGCGCTGGGGTCTCCGCTGAAATGATGCAGCGAGGCCGCGCCGATGGTGAAGATATAACCGGCTTCCTTGCGCCAGCGTCCGCGCGTCAGGGGATTGCGTTTCAGTCTGGCTGCCAGGCGTCGCATGGCTGTGATGGTCTGCGGTTTGTAGGTTGGCTCGACGTGGATCATGTCTCCCCCCGTCTTCTGGAAGATTTCGAGTAGGTAATCATACAGGGCAAGTTGGTCCTCGTTCTTGCCCGACTGGCGGGACATGATCACCACAAAGGACAAGCCGCGTTTGTGGCGGATGCTGTCCACAATGGCGCTTATGGGTGGCTCCTGGTATGGGCGAAGTTTGACCCTGCCGGCATACTGGCTATGCTGAAATGGGTTTTTGAAAAGCGTATTGACTCTACGGGTCAATCCGTTCATTCGGTTCCTTCGTCGTCTTCAAACGGGTCGAAGTTCTTGAGGGCCTGGTCTATACTGTCGTCCAAAGGATTGTAGACACCCTGTAGTAGCGCCTGGGTGCGCATCGAGGTATTGATGGCGGTGACGGCATTGAAAAAAGAGTTCGATAGTTTGGTCATGTCATCTGTGGTGACATTCTTCTCGCCCAACTTGGCGAGTATCTTGTCTCCGACCACGCGCAGGGCGGCAATTTCCTGGCGGATGTCGTCAAAAGGCATTTTGCGTAAGGCGGCCTGGTCTGTCTCCGTGTAGTGCGTGGAATACAGGCCATGCTTGAGCGCATTGGTATTGCCTTTTCGTGGCATTATTTCCCTGCAAGTAGCATGATGAAATTGGCTACTCCGAGTATTCCGCCGCCAGTGACCAACCAGACTAACGTATTGATGCGCGTGCTGGCTGTCTCAAGATCGCGGATGCGCTTCTCGTGGTCGCTCTGTTGTAGTTTGTCTGCTGCTACGGCTTCGAGTTCCCCCAGCCTGCTGCAAATCTCGTCGATGTCCTTACGGACGGCGGCGAGTTGCAGGTCTTGGACCTGTTTGGTGAGTTGGGCTAACAACTGCGTTTGCTGGTCGTTTCCGTTGTCTCCGGGCATGGGTGTATCTCCTTGGGTACGCAAACAAAAACGGGGCCGCATCTGGTGGATGCGACTCCGTTATGTGAATAGTAGCACAATCGTTCTTTTATTTCAATCTCTGCCGATGACGCTGGGCGCTACGCGCAGCGCGTGCCGGCCTGGGAAGGTGGCTGCCGGCCTCGCCAACCCTGGCGATGTCGGCCGGCAAGTACCGCTTTATCTGGCGTGGCGAGATCTTGACAGTATCGCCGTTTTGTGCGATACTGCCGGCAATAGAGAAAGGATGTTCTATGACCTATCCCGGCGGTAAGGGCGGTTCTGGTGTTGTCCAGCAAATCATCAACCAGATTCCACCGCATTTGACCTATATCGAACCGTTTCTTGGCTCGGGTACGGTCATGCGGGCGAAGCGCCCGGCTCTGGTCTCGATTGGTGTGGACCTTGATCCTGGCGCTGCAGATGCAGCGCGGGCCGCTCTACCTGGTTGCACCGTCATTTGTCGCGATGCGATATCCTTTCTTGAGTCTTATAACTGGTTGGGTGATGGTAAAGAGTTTGTCTATTGCGACCCTCCCTATTTATTCGAAACGCGTTCATGCAAGCGCCCTATGTATACCCATGAATTTGGCGAGGTTGACCAGCATCTTGATTTATTGCGATGTCTCCGGAGTCTGCCGCTGGGGGTAAATGTGGCGCTGTCGGGGTATTGGTCCGCTCTCTATGAAATCGAACTGGATGACTGGCGGATTATTTCCTACACTACGCGCACGCGTGGCGGGCGCAACGTCCGCGAGTGGCTTTGGATGAATTACTCTCCGCCGGCTGAGTTACACGATTATCGGTATCTTGGTGACAACTTTCGTCAGCGGGAGCGTGTGGCACGCATCCGGCGTAGGTGGCTGGCCCGGCTGGGTCGGCTGGATCAGTTGGAACGGTACGCGCTGCTCTCGGCCTTTGATGAGTATCGCCAGAAACAGCGACAGGATCCCGCAGCGGATCCCGCATCGGTCGATCTGGCGGTGTCAGCTGCCGCCGTGGGTGGCGTATCTTCCGGTAACGGGTAACTTGTCGGGCGATGACCAGACCAGAACCAACCGGGGCCAGGTCCAACCCACCCCACCCCCAACCTATCCACGCACGGCGAGACCTTCCAGCCCGCGCCGAAGGCGAAAGCCGATAGGCTTTTCAAAATTTTTTTGCAAAAAGATACCCCGGCTCTCGTCGGGGTATCGCTATTCCTGGCGGTCCTGGCCACACTATGCGGGTGGGGTTGTCGGTGCCGGCTTTGTAATCTCAATAGTGGCTTTATGGTTGGCGCTCTGTCCCGGGGCGATGACCAGAAAGGCGGTCGGCCATTTGTCGAAGTCGTCCGTCCCGGTGATGTCGATCACGGCGGCCACCTGGGTTTTGTTGAGCAGCAGGGTTTTCTTTTTTCCGACCAGTCGCAGGGCCAGGTGCGGGACCTGGGTCTTGAGTTTGGGGTCAAATATCTGTTTCTTGCTCACGCTCTCGATCTGTACTGTGTGGTTGCGGTTGGCCAGGTCGGCGGCGGCAAGATAAAATTCGTATACATCGTAGGCGCTGGGCATTATTGACTCTCTTTCTTGGGGGTTTAGTCCGGTCAGGCCGGGCCGGCACGGTGTGATTTTCTTGGGTGGCGTGGGTCTTGATCTGTCACGGTTTGGGGTTGGTGAAATAGTTATATCCGGGCTTTCCGTAGCTCTGGAGCATTTGGGCCGGGCTTTCTTTCGTCGCAATCCATGCGGCACACTTCGGGCAGAGTCCAAATCCGGTGTCGCGGTTGTGCCATTGCCGGCCTTGTGCAGGACCATAGCAGCAGCAGCACGTGAGAGACTGGATGGGGTCGGGGTTGGGTTTCTCGGCTTCGAGTTGGTCCTTTATCTCTTTCGCAAAACGTGACGGGATGAAGTCCACTAGCGGGCATGGGCGCATATAGTAATAGCGTCCCACTTTTGTGCAGACATCGTACAGGGTGCCGGCGACTCCCGTGGTGATGGCCTCGCCCACGGCGAAGGCTGGAAAGTCATTTCGGATGGGGGGCACGGCTTCGAGCATGTACCAGTAGTCTTTTTTACTAATGCGTGTCCATTGCTTCATCAGGTCTTGACGGCTGGCTTTTTTGAGTTGGTCATAGTATCGGCGGGTATCGGTTGGGAAGTCCATGATATTACCTTTCGTTGTGTAGGTCCGCTGCCATTTGCCAGGCAAGCGGGAGGGGTTGGGGTTCGGTGTCGATCACTTCTATACCGTGACCGAGTCGGCGGGTGTAGTGTGTCTTATCGCTGTGTGGGGCGTAGTCTTCCCCGTGGCATATCTCGAGCCCGACTCTGGTCACTTCGAGCCAGTGCACCCGCATGCAGTCATCACAGTATCTTTGCTCAAAGTATAGAGTCATGGCTGGGCCTATTCGTAAAGCGGCTGCAAGTGCGTGATGTCTTCGGCCTCGATGATTGACCAGGCCTCCAGGTCATTGAGTGGTACGGCTGCCCATTTCTCTCCATAGCGTTCGATACGCTGTAGGCCGTGCATGCCGGTAACGCGTGCATAGATTGCGATTATCCCGGGCTGCTCGATGCCGGCGTTGCGCAGGTAGGCTGCGGGATCTCGGTCGTCAAGTTGCACGCCCTCGGCCAGCCACAAGGCTAGGCGGTGAATACAGGGGGCATTGCTGCCGGCTAACTTGGCGCGCCTGGCTGCCTGGCACGTGCAAGAGTTGCGCCATTCGTCAACGATGCAGGCGCCTATACTGTATACACCTGGTCGTATCGCCTTTACTGACGTGGCGAGCTGGGCGGCGCGTGCTTGCTGGCTGCGGCTGATCGTGTGGGGGGTGGCGCGGTAGCGCAGGGATGTAAAGCGGGCTGCTGTATGGGTGGGGGTTTGTGCGAACATGTGTGACTCCTCGAGTGGGTGGGTGAGAGATGGGGCCTTTTTGGCGGGCCGGGCCTGCCGGGCAAGTGCCGGCGCCTGGTGGTGACTAACAGCCGGTGTTCGGGAAAAGGTTGTCTAGGAAGTCGGGCGTGGTTTTATTGGGATTGCACACAATTAAGCCGGGATTGCCTTTGGTCTCAAGCACTAGGTGTGCGTTTGGGTTGGGCATGGCGAAGATGTAGCCGGCATGTCCTTGCGCGTTGTAGTGCACTGCGGACGACGGGGTGAAACAGACTTGCCCGGCGCTGAGTGATGAAACGAGTGTTACAACTGCGCTGATGATATAGAGTGTGGTGCCGATGTGTTTCATGATTGTTACTCCTTTGGGTTAGAAAATGCGGGAAGGGTTAGAACTGGGACAAACGGCAGGAACATTTCACCGTGTGGTTCTTGCGGGTGGTGACTAGGCCGGTGCCGTAACAGATAGGACAAACGGCGGTGAACAGGCCGGGCTGCTGCTGGGGCTGTGGGTGGAAGGTCTCGAGCCTGACAGTTTGCGCAGTGCCAGAGAATAGCGGGAGGTCTTCGGCTTGCTGGAACAGGTTGGGCTGACGGGTTGTTTTCATGGCTGACCTAAAAAAGATGTGTTTGGCTGGCGGTGGGGATGAACTGCCAGCAGGAAAAGCGGTAATATTTGGCGGGCTGCCAGGTGCCGCCGGTGATGGGTGCGGGGCCGGCAAGCTGGGTTGTAAAGACATAAACGGGAATTGATTGCTTGATAGCGTGACGGATCACGGCGAATGAGCCGTGGCCAGGCTCGAAGAAAATGGCGGTGCTGCAGCCAGCCAGGGCGGCCAGGCTGCGACGGATGAGACGAGCGGACAGGGGCACGGAGAGGGGACCACCTGCCAGGTAATTGACCTGGGCGCCGGCACGCTGGGCGCGGGCGACGGCTGGCACGGCGGAGAGGTTGCAGGCGCCTTGCTCGTTGTGGGCGAATTGTGCAAAAACAACGAGGAACGACGGAAGCCAGGCGCCGGCATTTATGACATGGTTGTCAGCGCCAACACAACACCCGGTGTGGATGGTGTGACCTTCGGCCTGCATGACCTGCACCAGGGCGGTGAGTGTGGAGAGACCTTCAAAGCAGTAATTGCGGGAACCACCAACTAGGATTTTCACTGTGACCTGCCTTTACCGGAGAGATGGACACCTGCCCAAAAAGGGCGAACTTGAAGACTTGCGAACGACTGAGCAGGCGACGGAGTGGAGGGGGGAGATTGGCGCACCTGACCAAGCAAACGAAGGGCAAACGCTGCTGGTGCATTGGGATGCCTGGAGGCAGCAAAAAAGCAAGGCCTGTTCTCGCGCATGCGCGTCCTAAGGCCTTGCTTTTTTGCAGGCGTCCCGCAGCCGGTGCCGTAGGGCATGATGCACCGACCAGCAGCGTGTTTTTTGCCCTTACGTTATGCTGGTTGTTCTGGTGCGACACCCCCCTACACACCGCTATGCTTTAGGCGTGAGTGTTCTTGATCGGTCCTTGATCTCGTCCTTTGACGGTGTTCCTGTCCCTGAGAAGCGAAAAGGCCCGCCGCTTCGGAGAAGCGGGGTTGCGGGCGAAAAGCCCCGCCCCCCTATCCCGAGTTCGACACACCGCGCTGCACGTGGAGTGCCGCCGTCCCGTTAGGGCGGCGAGTGCGGAGCGGGCGCAGGGTGAGGGGTTGGGTTCGGGAGGGGGGCGGGGCGGCTTTTCGCGGTCCTGGTTAGACGGTCAACCTGTCCGCGTTGGGTTTTGCTTTGGCTTGGTCTCCCCGCTCTTGGCTTGGTGATAACGCTGGGCGCTACGCGCAGCGCGTGCCGGCCGTCGCATGCTCTACACGGACGGAGTCCATTTGTGTGACCTGGCAGCCAGGACTGATCCCCGGGCGGTCACGGTCATCTTGTTGCGTTGGGGTATTGGGACTATACTTGTCTAGGTTGGACGTAACGGATTGGGTTCCGCCAGGTCCATGTTAGTGCACCCGAGTCGTAGGGTGCATTTATTATCTACAACGGTGTCCGCAGCGTGGCGTCAGGGTAGTGTGGGTTTTGGGTGTTCTTCATCCCCATAAATAAAACGTGAGCGGTTGACCTTCGGAGTCGCATCCATAGGTCAGCCGCTCACTTGTTCTAAAAGTATATCATAATTGGGGTCTTGACAGGTGACTACAAAGGATTACAATGGGGCGCATGGCTAATTACCCGACTCCTGTGACCGTCCGGCTTGACGACGGGGAACGTGAAATTCTCAAGCGTATGCAGGCCTTTCAGTCCCGGCCTGGTCTGGTCGTGTCTCAGTCCGACGCTCTGAAAGTGGCTCTCCATGATTGGGCTGCTGCTCATCCGGAGGAAGCTAAAGACAATCCCCCTTTTCCCTTGGCTTCAACCCATTCAGCCGCAGTTCCATAAAGCGTGCAATCTATTCGGATTATCGCAAGCAAATCAATCCCAAGTAAAGCACACTGCCCCGTGTTCTAGCACGGGGCAGTGAGACGGCGGCGCTATGCGCTGTCCGGTGAGTCGGCACCTTGACAACTAAATAGCGACAGAGCGGGTGGTCGGATTTGAACCGGCGACATCTTGCTTGGGAAGCAAGCGTTCCCAAGTAAGTCAGCACCGGTATTATTCGACTATTCTTCTTTTTCGTTCACAATACGATCCACAGGTAAATACTTCCGCATTGCCCCCAATTTCAGCGTGCGTGTGTAGCGGGTGATCATCTCGCTATGCTGCCAGCGGCCTCCCTCCATCAGCACTCTCTCGGGTGCACCAAAGATGGTGGCGAGAGTCGCCATAGACCTGCGGAACATGTGCGGGTTTAGTTTGATTCCAATTCGTTTTCCCCATTGTCTGACAATCGAATTCAAGCCCTCGGGCGTTAGTCCCTGGCCTGTGAACGTGTTTGTAAACAGGTGACCTGGTCCGGTCACGGTCTTGCGGTAGTTGAGCCAGCGCTTGATGTACTCGGCGGTATGTTCACCAAAGATGGCGGCTGACCATTGTCCGCCTTTGATCACCACCTGAAGGGTGCGGTGTTCGATGTCCGTGTTGGCAATTAGCAGTCGGCACAATTCGGAAGCGCGCAGGCCGGTGTCGATGGCCAGGGCACACAGTGCCAAGTCTCGGGCTCCAGTGGCTTTGTAGGTATTGAACGAGGCCAGCAGGATCAGGATCGTTTCCGCATCCAAGGCGCGCTGCGGTTTTCCGGTGACGCGTTTGATCCTGGCCCGTAGGGCCGGGTGTTCGTGTCCGTATCGCCAGGCAATGAATTTTTGACAGCAAGCCAGTGCAACGCACTGGCGCGAGTTTCCCCACTCCGCTTTGTCTACGAATTTCACAAGATCGATGGCCTTCATGCCTTCCGGGTTTGTCTCGGCAAGCAGGCGGTCCAGGATATTTTGATAGGTTCTGATCGTTGCTTTTGAATAGGGGTGTGAAGCAAGAAAGTCAGTAACAGTTTCAGGCATTATCCCAACCTTTACCATGAATGTTTCGGCTCGCGCATCTGACAAGGTACCGTGAGCCGTGCAGAGTTTGTTATTGGACGCGGCGCCGGTTGGGTCGGTGCCGTGTACTTCATCCCATAAGGAGGTGACAGAAATCACCTAGTATGAGGGCGGACTTCGCTGGCCGGAGTCACTCGGCCAGGTCCGCCCGCCCATCACCCACAGATAGTATGCAACAAATCACCCATTTTTGCAAGTGTTCACGAAGGAGTCACAATGAAAAAAGGTCAGTTGGTTTCTGTTGGTTCTGGTATTCGGCGCGAGTCTGGCGAAAAATTGTTGATTATGTCTGGTGGTGTCGCGGTGGCGCTGGTCAAGGTCGTATCGGTCAGTGCCGTAGGGGTCATGGTCTGCAAGGTTCTGGGCCTTTTCTAATGCCCGCCCGTCTCTTATGTCTATTCCTGGCTGTGCACCTGGCGCTTTTCTACCTGGGCACAGCCAGGTTTATTCTCCGGACGATGGTCCGGTATCACCCACAAAGGAGTCACTCGTGAAAAACGTTATGAAATACGTTTCCCTGATCGTGTTCTCGCTCTTTGCTGTCGCGGTCTTCGCTTTGATGATGTCTTTCAGTTTCTCGGCCCTGGGCCGGGTCTATCCCGGCAACCTGCTCAATCAGGTCATGGGCCTGGTCCTGTTCGACATCGGCGCGCTGGCCTGGCTGATCGTGTTCGTCTATAAGGCCGAAGGCGGCCTGCAGCGCGCCGGCGCGTTGGTGCTGTTTGGTCTGGACTTCCTGGGTACGCTCGGGCTGGTCTCCATCGAGGTTCTGCTTGGTGGGCAGCAGTATGTCAGTGTCGCGCCTTGGGTGGGTCAGAGTCTGGTCTATATCTTCATTGCGGCGACGGCCTTCAACCTGTTCGGCGTTTACTTCCATCACTATGCTGACCCCCATGTCTTGAACGAAATCGAGAGTCAGAGTCAGGCCGACGCGGTTGTAGAAGAAGCCCGCCGGCAGGCGGATCAGAGTATCAAACAGAATTTGCAGGTGCTTGGCGCCCAGTTGGCGACCCGTTTGACCAATGATGTCCGTGGTCGGCTGGACCTGCCGGTCTTGGCAGAGGATTTATTTCAGGCGCCCGTTGGTGATCCTCGGCCTTTGTCTGTGGAGCCGGCTGACGACTCCATCCACCCTACTCTGTAGAGCGGGTACTTGTCCCGGCGTGGTCGGGGGTGCATCGTCCCAAGGTGTGGATCACCTGCCCCGAGTGCGGCGCGCATGTGCGCGTCCGCACTCGGGTGGACGGGTCACCTTTCGCCCAAACTTGCTCTACTGCCCGCTGTCGTAAGCGGGCCAGCCGGCGGGTAATGTCTCAGCACGTTGTGTGACATCGGAGGGTAATTCTATGGCTGATCTGGTTTTTCTTGTAGATGTCCTGGCGGGTGGTAGTACCTATTCCGTCGAGGTAACGGCCTTCAATGCACGCGATGCAAGTAATCGTGCGAAGCGCAGGGTAGGATACGAGGCCAATATACTCACAAAGAATATGACTGTCTTGAAGTGTGAACGTGTAGGTGAACAACTTCCGCTATTCGTGGACGTGGCGGATGACTGATGCTATCAGTAATCCGATGTTGACCATCCGCAGTCTAAAGGGTTCGTCTCTGTCTGTCCTGGTGGCGCTGGTGGTTGCGCGTGTGGTCTGCAAACGCGACTCCCTGTCTGCCCGGGAATTGCAGGACTGGACCGGTTATAGTGACGAGAATGTCACATCTGGTGCACGTCTGCTGACTCAGATGGCCTTGATTGTAAAGGCGCGGATTGGTTGGGCTTTGGCGGAAGGTGTGCAGTACGTCCTTCCTGGCTTGTTCAGGGAGTCCGATTTTATCGGACTCCCTGCTACTACTACTACTCTTTTAATAAGTAACAGCAAAGAACAGAGAGAGAAAGTAGTAGTAGCAGTACCAAAGACTCCGATAATATCGGAGTCTTCAAACTTTCACGCAAACTATAAGGTCTGCGTTCGTTATGGGATCGGTGAGCCGGCACGAACCAGGATCAGTCAGCAATTTGATGAACTTGACCAACCGATTACACCTGATTTTATCCAGGCGCACGTGGAGAGTCGGCAGAGGGGGGAGACTATGGGCCTGATCATCATGAGAATCGAAAACAATGAGTTTCCCAAGGTGTGGGAGGAAGAAATAGACTGTATCAAACGAAAGGAAAAAGACGATGACGACCCTAACAGTTCTAACAGTCTTTGAGTTTGCTGAGCGTGTCTCACGTATGCGCGAAGCACAGCGGCATTACCAGGATGTTCAATCCCTGCAAGCCCAGCGCATCACCCTGGCGCAAGAGGCGGAGGTTGATGGTATCCTGTCCCATCTGACCGGTCACGCGATGGCGCCTGAGTTCCGTGAGTTCGTCGGCACGGTCCTTGTCCTGCGGCGTGAACAGAACGCGGCTAGGTGGAGTAAGTCTGCCGTGACTGCGGCGCGTCTGTTGGCGGTCGAGTCGGGTATTGACGTGGTCCTGTCCCAGTTGGTTCGTCAGGCTAAAGAACTAAATGCCCTATTGGCTGATCAGTGATAGGTCTAATCCTGGCTTGTTACGGCGTTGTAACAAGTCAGGATGTGGCATAGTAGCACTGCGCGACTATCTAATCACGTAGTGCCAGGAAGGCGGCTCAAATGGCAAAAGTAATCCCTGGTACTGATCTCCCCATTGCAACTCAAAAGCGCTTACTCCGGATGAACAAGAAGGGTCAGAGTTGGCGGGCAATCGGTGAGATGTATGGGGTCAATCAGAAGTATGTCTATGACTGGGCTGTGCATGGGATTGTCCCGACCTGTCCGGAAGTCTGTTACCGGATGGGTTTGATGCGCCGGCCTAAACCAGCCTGGCTCAAGCAGGCCGTCGAAGCTTTGCAAGTTCGGGACCGGGGTGAGCCTATCGAGGGTCCGCGCGTGTACGCGCGCGGGGGAAGGTTGGTCAAATCATGAGTGCTCTAAAAAAGTTGAACGTTTTGACTAAGCAGATTGTCATGGGTTGGGTTCATGACGAGTTAATTCTTCGTGATACTCAGCAAGCTGCTTCCAACGAGATGACGGACGCCTTGGACGACGTTCTTGCACGTCGCAAGAAGCAAGACGCCAAATGGGGCGAACAGAACCATAATCCCTATATCTATCTGGCTATCTTGATCGAGGAGGTCGGTGAGTTGGGTCAGGCAATCCTACAGACTCAATTCGGTGGTGATAAGGGTGGTTGGTTGAATGTTCGAAATGAGGCGGTTGATGTTGCTGCGGTTGGGCTTGCTTTGATCGAGTGTTTGGATCGGGACAAGTGGACCGTGGGCGACATGGAGTTCAATAACCCATGATTACCGGTCGCTACCGCTACATTCAGGTTTGCTTCTTGAGTTTGGTTGACGGTATCCATTCCCGGCATTTCTCTCCCGTCTTCCAACTGCGCGTCCGGTCCCTGCCGGAGGGCTGGATCACGTTCGGGTTGAATTGAGGGGAGCGTATGAAAACCAAACAAGCTGTTTCGGTGGCTGTTGCTGCCATGCTCAAGGAGCGCAAGTCGCTGGCGTTCGATGCCAACCTGGCTCGGAATTTCGGGGCGAAGAATCCGGCCCAAACGAACGCGCTCAAGCGGCACCAACAACTCACCGAAGCTATACGGGTGCTCCTGGCCCTGATCGTGCTCTTGTTCGTTACGCTGGCCTGTTCTATGACCAGCATGATAGTGACGTCACCTGTGACTGATCCCCAGCCTGCGGACGTATCGCCGTCGCTGGCGGTACTGCAGTCAGATCCCGCCACGCTGGAAGTGGCGATAGGGGCAGCTGGCCCGGAGTTGTTGGTTGTCTGTTCGGATGCTTTGCACGTGCGTTCGAGCGCATCGGCGGAATCGGCGGTGCTGGCTACCCTTGCGCGAGGTCAGGTCCTGCGGGTCTATCTTTGGTCCGCTGGCTGGGCTTATTTGGGGTATGGGCGTTGGGTGAATGGGGTTTATCTGTGCCGACCATCGCCTTAGTTGGTGGTGACGCTTGGCGCTACGCGCAGCGCGTGCCGGCCTGCGATGCACTACATGGAGAAAAAAGATCGGGCGTTCAACCAGGCGCCCGGTCTTTTTTTTTATGTTTTAGAATATTTTTGACATCGAGAAGCGGCAACTCAAACCCGATGCGTTGCCTAATAGATCCAAGTTACCCCCTGAAAATTGGATGGCGAATACCTCCACGTAATCATTTATCGCTAAATCCATTATTGTCGTTATGCGTTGCCACGTCGAGTCCCCTGACATTGGTGGGAATGCTGATATTATTCCGCCCTCGTAGTTCATTCCTCCATTCAGGCATATTGTTGAATAGCGTGCTCCGGTAGTGTTAATAGCAAAAACAACTTGACTTGTTACTATATACTTCCCGGCGACCTTGCACGTCAAGCGGGTGTTGTTTGTTGACACATTGTGTATATTGTCCGTGTCATATAATTCTTCGTCGAAAGATACAGCCGTCCATGTCGAGTTGGCCAGGGTTTGATTTGCCGACTTGTATACTTTGACATTTTCGTTGGGAAAGAGAAATGCTTTGAAGTTTGCCCAAGTAATCCTTTTTAGTGTCGATGTGACGCTGTCCCAATAATTGAATTCATCCGCATTGACGGGTGTATTCTTTTGGGTCAAGGCGTGCAGGGTCTCGGCGCTGATGGCGTGGTCATCCACCCATGTGGCCAGGGCCTGGAGGTTGTTGACTGTGTCCGGATCAAGGAAACGATTGAAGCCCGACGTAAATAAGGGGGTATATGGTGCGGTAGCCATGATCGTGGACGGCAAGGGTCCGCCGTCGGTGTTGTTGAAGTATTTGATTTGCTCGAGTTCTATTCCCCAAGTGGGCGAGGTCTTGCGGTCGAAACTCTCCGTCACTTCCAAGGGATAGACGTACCAAATAGAATTTATTGAAATAAAATCGCCAGACTGTAGGGTAAGGTCGGGCACAATTTTTTGTGTCTTTACTACGTCTGCTTGTGTCCAATCCCAGAATGGATTCACCGGGAAATTATCGGTTGATTTTAGATACCCCAAGTTGTGATAAGGGTCTAATATGTTGCCACTTGTTCTAACCGTGTCGTTTTCATCCCGGGCTACAAAGTAGCGGTATGGCACTGTTCCGGTTTCGAGTATGATCGGTGCGCAGTTTAGATTAACGGTCGGGGCTATTACTGGGCAGTCCGTTGCTGCGTAGAACAATATTTCCTCGTTGCCATTGTCGCAAGCGTAGATGAAGTATTTCTGCCTGAGGGTCGTAAAGAAAAACTTTGCGTCGTTGGTTGTGTAATTGCGACCGGTGGGGTAGAACATGTTCGACCAGTAGGTTGCTGCTGGACTTCGAAAAACGGCCGTTTTACCGATGGCTGTGCAAAAAGCCGTTATCACATTCTTGTAAGTATCGTCACCCGTAAAGCTCACCTTATTAGGTGGCGCTATGTGGGCCTTGAGTTTGGTAGTGTAGGTGTTGGCTGTGTCGTTGTAGCTGGTTATCCATCCGTCGATAGGCGTAAACATGCTGGTGGCATAGGTGTAGACTGTGCCGGCAACGTTGATCTTTCTTTCAAGGATCACCTTTGCTGGAGCCGCTCGGCTGACTTGGCCGATTGCTCCTACGACTTCGATTTCAAGCTCGAGCGGTCCAAGTTTGAAGGCGACAGGTTGTAGATTGATCGTCCAATGACCTGGCCAGGTGAAAACAAGGTTGAAGGTAACGTCATACTGCATGTTTGCCATTGCTGCAATAACGGCTGCGTCCACGGTTCGGGGCATGTTACACCTTTGGGTCAAACGTCCAGGTAGGGTTAGAGTCGGATTTGCGGGTGGGTCTGGACTTGATTTCAGATAGTCCGGTTAGGAAGGACGATCTAAACGCTGCGGCTGCTTCTCTCAAATTCTTCGGTACGTCTTGGTTTAGATTGATCGGCTCTACCCGTCCAGCCTGGCGAATACAGATTGCATAGTAAGCGCTGCCCATCACCAGGACCTGATCACAGTAGGCCGGCAGGCTGGAGTCTGTGCTGCCGTCCAGTCCATTGACCGTGTTTTGGGCCGTGTACCTGACGATCAGTTTTGCGGTGGCGGTGTTTTGGGGTTTGTCCAGCCGGATGACTGGCACGTTATCTTCCCAGTAGTGGGTAAAGGTTAGCGGAGTCTCAATATCGTTTCCGTTGTCGTACCATATCCCCAGCACATTCAAGAGAGTGGCGAAGTCGTTGGCGTTGAGTACATATTCATACTGTCCGCTGACTGCATCCATCAGGGTGCCGGCCTGGTTGGGCGCGACTTGGTTGTAATCCTTGAGCGCCTGGCGCACGGCTGCCGTGATGGTTGCCAGGGTGTAGGATGTGCCTGTGTCGAGTAGGGCGGCCTGTACCTTGGCCACAAGCTGGGTGAGTGTGTCTGCCATTCTTTCCGTCCTTTCTGTGTCTCGTCGGCGGTGACTGAGCTGAGTTCAATCACGCTCGAGCCGTCACGGTCGACGCTCGCTATTATTGGCGATAGGATCCCGGTGGATCTGAAAAGTGACCGACCTGGCAGTTGGGTTGCCAGGTCGGTCACGTCTAACCTTTGGCAAGTTCGGGGTCCGTCTCTTGCTCGATCTTCCGCAATTCTATTTCGATCTGGTCCAGGACGGCGCGGGAGTCGAATTTGAAGCCATATCTCTCCGCCTTGGTTTGGATGCTGGCTAGAATCGGGTCCATCAGGTTGAGTAGGCTGGGGGTGGTGAATTCGGCTGCGTCGTGTACAGCCTGGCGGATTTCGTCCACGATCCAGGCGGCTGGGGCGTTCTGCTTTCCCTTGGCAGTGGCGGCGGCATAGGTGATGCCTGCGATGAGTACAACGAACAGGATCACAATCAAGTCATTGGCCAGGTTAGTTAGGTCGATCATGGTTTCTCTTTCTGTCGGCGCCTATCGTCGTTTCTGGCGTTAGGCGCCGGCGTGATCATATCGGTTTATCTGACGATGCTGCAGCCGGGTTACAGGCGTTCGGTGAAGTTGGCGACGGCGGCGAGCAGGTCGATCTGCGTGGTGGCGGCGGCGACGGCGACGATCTTGAGGAAATAGTATTCGTCATTGTCGATGTAGACCGGGGTCGTTAGGGTGAAGACGTCACGGTGCTGGTCCACGGTGGCCGCGGTGGTGGCTGCCGTGAGAGTCTGCGCGCCTGCCGGGGCGCTGACCACGGCGACGGCCGTATCGACTCCACGCACAACCTTGACGATGGACATAGTCCACGATGTGCAGGCGGCAACCAGGATTTCGTAATCGATTTCCACGCTCTTGAGCATGGCGCCTTTGAGTGCCACGCTGTTGGACGGGATTGTAATCGGCACGTTGATGGTGGCGGTCTCTGCGGTGGCGGCCTTGTGGCGCACGATGGTCCCGGCGACCTGGCCGGCCACGTCTGTCCATGTGCCGGTCACACAGTGCATCTGGTTGCATGGGATGTACTGGCTCATGGCGGTGTCGTGCACGTAGCCGCCCAGTTCCGTGGTGTAACGGGTCCACATGGCCCAGTGCCGGCGCAGTTCGTTCTTCGCCTGACGGATGCGCTTGGGCGTGTACGGGTCGGTGGCGAAGGGCAGCAGGTAGGTGAAGGTCAGCGCTCCAGCGATGACGATCAGTAGAACGGTGAGCATGGTTCGGATGGTGTCCATTGGTTTGGTCTCCTTTAGACCTGAGAGAAGGCCGGTCAATCGGGCCGGTACGGTGGTCTTCGATGATCGCCGAATGTGGCGATACGGACCTACTTGGTTTTGTCTTTCTTGGCTTGTAAGGCCTTGCCGGCCAGGCTGGCCTCGTCGTCGTCGACACCGTCGGATGTGTCGATGCTTCCGGATGTTTTGCTCTTGCCCTTGGGCTTTGGCGCCGTCTCGGGGATGGGTGCGTAGATGCAGCGTCCATCCGCTAGGATCACCTTGATCCCGGCGGGGTCTTCACGCCAGCCGATGGGCGGCATGGTGGGCTTGTCGAGGTGTTCGGGTGTGGCTTCCGCGATTTCGTAGGCCAGGGTCTTGAGTTGTCTTTCGTCCATTTCGATCCTTTCTCTTGGGTGGTTGGGCCTGGTCCGGTCCGTGACCGGGCCAGGCTGGTTTGAGCGCGCGCCGTCACGTTTAGCCGGCGACGTTTTCCTTATGCAGTGGGCGGAAGTCCTGGACCAGCACGGCGGTGAACATGCGCACCTTGATGCGGTGTTCATCGTTCATGAAGACGGCGGGGTCCGTGTCGCGGCCTGCGGTGAAGATTTCAGGCTTGAGACCGAAGCGCTCGCCAATCACGATCGACGGCGCGACTTTCGGGTCCGCGACGGCGGCGTAGTCCGTGGCGTCGGTCCAATCGGGCACGGTCTTTACTACAACTTGTCCGCCCCATGTGGGTCCGCCGACGTTTGGCGCAACGAGTTGGCTGGCCCAGCGCGGCACGAAGATGCCTTCCGCCGCTGCCCGCAGGGCGCCAGGTACCAGGCAGAAGCGCGGCCAGATGGCCATTTTGGGGCCGGTGCCGTAGTAGCCGGCTGCCTGCTTGACCAGGAGCGGCTGGTTGTACATGGCCAGCGCCAGGGCGTTCCATGCGGTGTAATCGGTGCCGATGGCCGTGGTCAGCAAGTTGGCGTGTCCGCCGGCTGTGGTGACGGCGGTGGCATTGAACAGGGCGCCGGTGTCGGCCATGGTCGGGCCAACTGCGGTGTTGGATGTGAAGATGCCGGCGACCAGGGCGCTGAGTTTGCGCTGTGCTGCCTTGCCCAGTTCCTTGGCGTAGGCGGTCAGCTTGCGGGCGTCGTCGCGGTCGATCAGTTCCAAGGACATCGGGATGTATCCGCCGTACTTGATGAAGCTGGCGGTCTCGGGGCTGTCGCCAACGGCGAGTTCGGTATACTCGCCGCTCTCTGCGACGGTCGGCAGGGCTCCGACCGTTCCGATCAGGATGCCGGTGATGTCGTTCAGGCTGGTGAAGTGCTCGACGCTGACGATGTCTTTCCACCAGTCGTAACCTGCGGCGCCGATGTCGTCCCAAGACTTGGAGACGACTTTATTCAAGGCGTTCTTGACCAAGCCGGTAAAGTCGGCGGTGGTGGCAAGCTGGATGCGCTCGCCGTAGTACCCGCCGTGCAGGTCGTAGTCACCCGTGAGCATCAGGTACAGTTCACGGATGCCAGTGAGGCGGGCCGGTTTGATGTTGGCCAGGCGGGCCTCATGCTCCACGCCAAACAGGTTATCGACGGCGGCCTCGAGTTGGTCGGCGCTGGTGGTCATCCCATTGACGCGTCCCGGTCCCTGGATGGTGCCGGCGGCCATCATGGCGGATAGGTAAGTCTGTTCCTCCGCCACGGCGCCATCCAATTCAGATGGCTCAAAGGGCGTGCCGGCGTCCACCATTTTGGCGAAGCGCGTGCGGATGCGCTCGGCGGACGGCGCGGGCAGGGCGGCGGCCTGCAAGGTGACGGTTAAGAGGCTTTGGCAGGTCTTCAGCCGGGTTAGGCGTAGGGCCTGCTCGGCGGTGGTGTTGCGCGAGTTGGCGGCGGCCTGGGCGGCCTGGGTCTGGATCAGGGCATTGGTCTCGTTCTCGGCGTTGATTGGCTGGGTCGGTTGGGTCGGGGTTTGTAGGGTGGCGATGACTTCATCACCTTCGAGCTTTTCGCTCTCGTTGATCTCCATCACTACGCCATTGCGGCGGACAATGATCTTCTTCATGGGGTTTGCTCCTTGAGGGTTGGCGGAGAGGAAACGACCTCCACGCGCTGGGTCCATCACGCAGTCCACGCTATTGACCTTCGTGATCTTTGTGACGGTGTTATTCGTCTGCTGGATGAATAGATGAGCAGAGAAGCCGACGGCGGACGCTATGGCCTGGTCGGACTTGGCGGCCAGGCGCAGGCGTTGCAAGTCATCTGCGCCTGGTCCGCCGGGAATTAGGCTGGCCTGGATGCCCTGGGCTGCTTCGGACCATGTTGGGTTATGCAGTGCGCCGGCTAGATTGCGCACGCTGTTCTGTCCTGTATAGTCATGGTCCAGAAAACAAGGGATACCGTCCCATAGGGACAGGCTGGCCTGCAATACTGCGGCT